TGGTGCGGCAGCGGCACCTCGCCGGCGTACCCCTCCGCCGCCTCCGCCAGCTTCTTATAAAGCTCGCCGGCGACGCGCAGGTTGATGGTGATCTCCTGGCGATTGAACGGCAGGTCGAGCATCCGGAAGAAGCCGCGCCTGTACTGGTTCACGTCCTTGGCCGATGGCATCTTGAGCAGGTGCGTCGTCGTCCCGCCGAGCACCCGCGTCACGACGCGGAACGAACCGCCGGCCATCACGACGTCGTCCACGTCGCAGGCGCCCAACTGCTCGATGACCTTCTGCGCCTCGAACGGATCGACTTCGGGTTCATCGCCGGTGCGGATCTTCGCCAGCAGCGCGGCGTCGATTTCCTCGCCGTTCGGGATCGTCGTCTCGGAGATCCCGCGGCCGAGGTTCTTAATAATGACCTTGCGACGCCGCTGGCGCTCCGCCCACTCGTCGTCGGAAGGAAAGCGGACCCGGACGGTTTTCATGCCATCCGGGGTAAGCAACTGGACAGCAACCGGGCGAGTCGCGTCAAACAGGTTGGAAGGGCTGGTATCCATTTTCAAGAGTTCCCTACTGGCAGATCCCATCGACCTCGCACTTCGCCACGGCCGTCAGGATCCCATTCACGCTGTCGTACATCGGGACGCACTCGACCGACACCGTCAGGATCTGGTCCGTCTCCGCGATCTCGACGACAGAGAAGGCGACCTTCTGCCACGTCAACTGGAGCGAGTTGTTCGCGTCGCTCGAGAGCGTGATGACCGCGGTGCCGGCGGTCTGCGCCTTGAGCTTGGCGTACTCCGCGGAGCCCGCCTCAAAGCGCGCGACGAACTTCAGATTGCCCTCGCGATTGCCGAACTCCAACCGGCCGCGGATGGCGCCCGACGTGCCGTCGCCCGCCGTCTGGAATCCGGAACCGGGGAAGAACCCCGAGTCCATCCGGATGTTGTTCTTCCAGCCGGTGTCGAGCGAGACGATGTTCTTGTTCGTCACGTAATCGACGCCGTTGATCGAGAGCGTCAGCGACGCGGACGGCAGCAGCTTCTCCGTCTGGGCGGCCGGCATCGTGATCCCGGTGGCGGAGTCGATCACCTGGCCCGAGCCGACGAACTCGACCGAAATCTTCGAGTTCGCGCGGCCAGGACCGGAACCGACCGTGATCTGGAACGACTCCACCGCGCAACCGACCGCCTCGCGGTCGAGCACCGCGCCGGCGCCGGGCCGGATCTGCTCGGCATAGGAGAAATACGGCAGTTCGGCCGAATCGCCGTTTGCCGGCATCAGCGGCGTGCAGGTGTAAACGAACTGCGGACCGCCCGACTTCACCACCTTGCCCAGCCCGAAGGCGACCGCCCACGCCGCGAACTCCGCAGCCAGATACTTCTCGAGCGTGCCGCTCACGTCCCACGAGGTCTTGTAGTTAACCGTCGCGAACTCGTGACCCTTGCCGTACTCCTCCGCGTCGTTCTCCGTCGCCAGCTTCGGGTTCGCCAGCTCGCCATTGAGCTTCGTGAACCGCCAGAGCGCCGCCGACAACTGCGCCGTTGCGATATCGGCCTGCTTGCCTTTGCCGAAGGCAATCAGGACTTCCTGCAGCCTAGTCGTGGACATCGTTCGTCACCTCATCATCTTTCGCGGGCGGCTCGCACTGGCTCCACCCAGACACCATCATGGGTCCCAGGATTTCCGGCTTTGCTTCAACCTTCTTCGGTTCACCCGCGCCCCACGGGGCCGCCATCCAAACGTAGTCACTCATCGCCAATCTCCGTAAACGTCATCGACACCTGAAAGTAATCGAGGCCCTCCCCATCGGTTTGCCGCTCGATTGTCGGGAGGTCCATCGGATAGCAGGACGGGTGGACCGCCACATTGAGCATCGGCGTCCCCTCCCGGGCCGGTATGCCCTTTGTCAGCAGCCGGAACATACGGTAATAGGCGGCCGGCGGATCGCCCTCGAACGTCTCCCGCGCTCGCAAATAGACCGCGACCTGATGCTTCCAGACGTCGTTGCTGCCGAAACTGCCCGGCGCGGTGCCTTGCCAGGCGACCATGACCGAAGGCGCCGGCATCTCGTGAATCGCGTAGGCCAGGCTCGCGTTCCTCGGGTACTCGTCGTGGTAGCAGTAGATCCGCTCCGGGTCGCCGTTCATCTCGATGACGAGTTCCGGAATGTCGCGCAGCAGCCGGACCAAATTTTCGACCAGTTCGGAAACATCGATCATTGCTGCCTCCCGCCGAGTGCGCGCTCGACCACCATGCGCTTAGCGCCTTCCTGCAGCACGCGGTTCCCGGCCTGGATGACCGCCGCCGTATTCTTGGGCGAGAAGACCACCCACGGTTCGAGCTTCTGGTTGATCCACGCCTTGATGCGGTCCTTGCGGGTCGAGTTACTGGCTTTGGCCCGCTTCTCGCTCACCGTGCGGACCTGAAAGTTCCTGAGCATATCGCCGGTCAGGGTCAGGTTCCGGCGATTGCCTTTGCGCAGCTTGGTCTTCCAAATCGCGTAGCCCTTCGACAGCGGCTTCGCGGCGCTGTCGTTCGGCCCGAGCGCGGCCTGGACGCGGTTCTTCACCGCGGCCACGCCGACGTTGCCGATTTTGAACATCTGCTGCTGGCTGAAGTTCAGCCGGTCGAGCCGGATCTGCTTCTTCTGCCAGACGCGCACGCTGGGCATTTCGAATTACGCGAGGCGCAGGGAGAGTACGGCTCCGCCCTGGCCATCGGCTTCCACTTTGAACACCTTGAACGACGCGCCATCGATCTCGACCGCATCACCGCGCTCGGCCTTCGCGCCCGGAAGATCCCCGAGCCGCACGAACGCCAGCGCATACGTGCCCGGCGCCGTCTCCTCGGCTTCGTGGGCCGCTTCGACAATCGCCCGGATCGAAACGGCGGCGCCTGATTGCGGCGTGTAAATCACCTCCCTGCCGAACGAGCCCAGCGCCGCCCGGTTGAGATCGTCCATCAGGGAGGTCCAGTCGGTCATGCTCAGGCCTTCGTGCCCTTGACCAGCACTTCGGGCCGCATACAGATCGGCAGCGGGTTCGACTGCGTGTGCAGATCGGTCCCGCGGCCAAACTTGCGCGGCTCCTGCTTGGCATAGAGCGGCAGCCCCAGCGTGTTCGCCGTCTCGTTGAAATCCGCCGGCGCGAAAAACGTGCGGAACGTGCTCGCCGTGCCCAGCGGAAAGAAGTGCGCCTCATCGTCGGCGATGAACTTGCGCACGTTGCCGGCGGCGTCGGTCGCCTGGCCGCGGTACTCCTCGAAAGTCACACCGCCGAAGGTGAACCCGGTGCGGTAATCGTTGCCGAGCTGCTGGTTGCGCTGGAAATACATGTACGCTTCCTTCACCTTCGGATGGGTCGTGAAGGCGTCGTAGAAGCCCTGCGAGCACAGGCACATGATGCCGGTCATGAACTCGCCCTTGAGATTGTCCTCAATGTGGCGCTTCACTTCGAGCACCTTCAGCAGCACCTCGGTCGTCGCGGTCCCGAGCACGAAGCTCACCGTCTTCGCGGCGATGCCGAACTCGCTATAGAGGTCGTAGAGCGTGGAGCCGTCCGCGTCCAGAATCACGCCCTTGAGCGCGCCCATCCGCAGGTACTCGAGCGTGATCGCGTGCTTGTTGCGCATGTTCTGCAGCTTCAGTGCGAGCAGACTCGCCAGGGCGTCGGTTTCGGTCTCCGAACCGAAGGCGCGGATCCCCTGGACTTCCTCGGGCAGCACGGCGTCATCGTGCGGGATGTGCGGAATCACGAACGAGCGCACCTTGCGCTTCCCCGTGGTGCCGAGCGTGCCCGGCGAGCCGACCGGCTGGGTCGGGAGCAGGTTCAGCACGCCGCTCATCTCCTCGATGATCATCGTGCGCGTGCGCACGCCCTGCGGCGGCATCAGGTTCAACTGCTCCAGACGCCCGTAGTTGTTCGGGATCCGGTTGATGGCGGCGGTGAGCGCCGTCATGTTGAAGGCGTCAGTCGAAAACGGGTTCAAGATCATGAATCAGGCTCCTTCCCGGACGAGCACGCCCAGGCTGTTGAGTTGCGTGATGGCGAGCGACTTTTGCGGGTCGGTGATGCCATCCGGCCACACAAGGCCGTTCTTCGAGCAGATGGCGTGCCGGGAGATGATCACGCCGGGCGTATCGCCCGCGCTCGCATCGACGTCGAGCAGCAGGACGCCGGTGACGATGTTCGAGCCGTCGCTGGCGGCCGGCGCGAACTGCGTCACCTTGCCATTCAGGGTGGCGATGACGGTTCCGGTCTTCAGGTTCTGGCCCGAGGCCACCACGGCCTCGTCCCGGCTGTAAAGGTTGTCTTCCTCGTACTTCAGCCAGTCGCCCAGGTATTTGCCTTCGCTTTGAACGGGCATGTTAATTCACTCCTTTCCCGGTGAGCCGATCGACGGCCTTCATGAGCGGGCTGTCTTCGGGTTTCGCGCTCGCGCGCGTGCCCGCGTCGGGCATGACGTGCGAGTGGATCTCTCCCGCATCCTCGGCGGCGCGGGCTTCCACCAACTGCCGGCGCGCCTCGGCGGGCGTGACCTCTCCGGCGAGCAGCGCCGCGGCCCGATTGGGCATCCCGGCCAGGGCGCACAGTTCCACGATCTCCCGCGCCTCGGCATAGCCCTGCCGGCGAGCCTCCGCGCGAATAGCTTCCACATCGACTTCCGCGGCGGAAGGGGTCGCCTCGGCCGCGAGCTGTTCTTCGTTCATGCTGGTCTTCCTTTTCTGCGGTTGGATTACGAGTGCGCCGGCCGAGATCGCCGCTCGCAGGTCCGCCAGCGCCTCCTGGCGAGTGCCGATGCGGTCGGCGAGCCGGGCCGCGACGGCGTCGCTGCCGAAGTAGAGCCCGGCTTCGGTCCCACGAATGTCCGCTTCGGCCGTGCCCCGATTGCGCGCCACCGCGCCCACGAGCAGGTCGTAGGTCCGCTCCACCTCGGTTTCGATCACCGCGCGGGCTTCCTCGCTGAGCGGCGCGTGCGGATTGAAATCCGCCTTGCGCGCGCCGGCGTGGATGATCGTGTACTTGTAGCCGAGCTTTTCATCGCTGGCGCTCACGTCCCGATGCGTGACGATCACGCCGATGCTTCCCAGTCCCGAGGTCCGGCCGGCATAGACGCGCTCGGCCGAAGACGCCAGGAGGTAGGCGGCGCTGAACGCATCCGAGTTCGCCACGGCGAAGACGGGCTTGGCCGCGCGCGCGGCATAGATCGTATCGGCCAGGTCGAAGACGCCGGCGACCTCGCCGCCCGGCGAATCGACGTCGAGCAGGATCCCGTTGATGGCCGGATCGGTTGCCGCGTCCTCGATCTCCTGCTGAAGATCGACGTACGAGCGCAGTCCCGAAAGAGCATCGAGCCCGTACGACTTGTGAACGAGCGTACCCTCGATCGGGATCACCGCGATCCCGTCGGGCGTGACCTCGTAGGGTTTCCGCGCGGGCCGCTCGGCGCCGGCCGCGGCAGACGGCGCCGGAGCATCGAGTCCCAGGTGCGGCGCCATCACCGCCAGGATCACTTCAAGCTTCTGGGGCGCGATCAGCAGCGGGGTATCAAACACCCGCGTCGCCAGATGCGGCAGAGGAGGCATTAGGTTCCTTTCTCGGATCGGAGTCGTAGACCAGGCCCAGCGAATCGGCGCGCTCGTTGTCGGCGGCGATCTCGGCATCGATCGCCTCGGCGTCGTAGCCCTGCTCGGAGACGACCTCGCCGCGGCTCTTGAAGCCCGCGCGCACGGCCATGACCTGCGCCTTGATGTCCTTGAGCGGATCGACCCAAGCGAAACCGGGCGGAATCCACTTCACGCTGTCGTAGGCGGCCAGATCCCCGTTCGGCAGCGCGCCACTCAGCACCGCAGCGCGAATCCAGGCCTGCCAGATCGGCCGGCACATCTGGAACACCATCACCTGGTGCTGGAACTGTTCGCAGCGGCGGCGGAACTCAAGCAGGCCGGCGCGGATCGAGGAGTAATTGACGCCGGTCAGATCGCCGGTCAACTGCTCATAGGTGATCCCCATGCCGGCGGCGATCGAGCGCAACTGGATCCGCATGAAGGTCTCGTACGTCGCGCCCACGTCAGCAGGCGTCGAGAACTTCACGTCCTCGCCGGGCAGGAGCACCTGCATCGTGCCGGGCTCGAGGCCGGCCAGAGCGTTGCCCGACGCATCCGGGGCGCCCTCGTTCAGGATCGGATCCTCGGGCGCGTTCTTCGTGACGAAGCCCGCGAACATGGCCGCGGTTTTCTTACGCACCAGCTCGGCGTCGTCGTACTGATCGAGCTCATAGAGCTTGATCAGAACCTGCGTGAGCCAGGGCTGGCCGCGCAACTGGCCGGGCCGGATCGGCCGGAACAGGTGCAGCACCGATTCCGCAGGCACTTTCACGAGCTCGGTAGAGGCCATCGGGTTCAGCGCATCGCCCGGGTGCTGGCGGTAGAGGTGATAGGCGATGCGCTTGCCGATCTGGTTGAACTCGATCCCGGCGCGGATGTAGTTCCCGTTCTCCAGCAGCCTGGTCTCGCTCGTCGGCAGATGCTCGGCTTCGAGCAACTGAAGCTGCAGCGGAACCGAGAGGCCATCCTTCACGAGGCGCGGACGCAGCCGGATCAGACACTCGCCCGCCTCCATCACGCTGCGGCAGGCGACCGATTGGAGTCCGTAGAAATCAGTGAGCCCGGACGCATCGGCTTCATCGGTCCAGCGGAGCCAGAGCGCCTGGATCTGCTCGCGGAGCGCGGCATCGGGATGCAGCGAGTGCGGCTTGATCCCGGTGCCGATCGAGTTCGCGACAAAAGCATCGAGCGCGTTCGTCGCCCACGGGTTCCGCCGCACCATGTCGCGCGAGCGCGACCGGAGCACGTCCCCGTTCTGAAAGACGAGCGTGTTGATGTCGCTGGTGACCGGCGACCAGCCGGTTGTGCGCCGGGTCGCGGCGGACGCCTCGTAGTCGGCGGACGAGCGCAGGCGCGGGATCGCCGCGCGAATCCGTTTCCAAATACCCAAGGTCAGAAGCCCTTCTGAGTCGAAATCCTGATCTGCCGTGCAATCGGCTTGCCGCTGGTTTTGGCGATATCGGCCTCGGCCGCCGCGATCGCCTGCTTCAGTTCATCCACCGTGCGGTACTCGATCTCGCGGTCGCCGAACTTCACCCGGCGGGCGCCGTTCGCCAGGGCGTTGCGCAACGCCTGGAGTTGATCTTCGGTGTAGGCCATTAGTGAGTCAGAAACCGGGAGCGAATCACGCGGCGGCTGGCCGCGGGCTTAAGGCGCGGAACCACGACCGTTTCCGCCGGCTCGTCACCTGCGGGCTCCGCCGTGGCGCCGACTTCTTCTTCCAACCGCTTCCAGTGGCGTTCCGTGAAGCGGTCGATGCCGTACTGCGCCGCGGCGGCGCGGGCGTAGACGCGCGTGTCGAGCGCTTCGTTGCGCTCGCGCGTCTTCACCCACTCCAGGCGCCGGTAGCCTTTGACCACCTTCGGTACGAGCTGCTCGGCGGTCAGTTGCCGGAAGAATTCCTCGGGGAGCCGCGGGAAGTGGCAGAAGCCCGGCGGGAACGGCGCGTTGCTTTCCTCGGTCGGCCGCTCCAGCTTCAGCCAGCCGTAAAGCTCGCTTTTCAGCATCCCGGTCGCCACCGGCCACACCTTGACGCCGCGCTTGATCTTCTTGCCTGCGATCGTTACCTCGACGGCGGAGGGCTGCCCGACCGGCGCCGAGCCAGACTCGTGGCCCTTGATGACCAGCACGCGACCCGGTCCCTGCCGGCGCGCCCAGCCGTAAACCTCCTGCGTGGCGTAACCCGAGTCCACGGCCATGCGCACGATCCCGAGGCGAACGCCAGCCTGGTGCGGATAAGTGGTATCGAGAAGATCCGACAGCCGCGCCCAAACCTCCGCGCGCGCCGTATCGCCGTCGAGCACGATGTAATCGACGAGCCAACTCTCCCTCGCGCGGCCCCAGGCCACGATCTGCGCCTCGATCCGGTCCCGCTGCACGTCCACGCCCGCGGTCAGGAACAGGCCACCCCTCGGGACGGTGCCGATCTTGTACTGCTCCCGGCGATCATAGAGGTGCTGCCAATCGGGAGCCTCGCCCATCTGCGTCCAGGTCTCGCCGAGCACGGTGTTCACGAACACCTGAAGCAGCGTCGGATTCTTCTGCGCCTGCTCGAACTGCTTGGCGGCGTCGCCCCACCCGAACCAGCCCACCGGCGAATAGAGGCTCGAGAGATGAAAACCTGCCGTCCGGCCGTCACCTACGGCGGTCGCCCGCCACTCACCGCGGGGGAGCATCCACTGCTTCTGGTGGTGCTGGATCTCCTGTCCGCAGTGCTCGCAGACGTAAACCGTCTTCTCCGGCTGGCCCTTCGGCCACCGAAGCTGCGCGAACTTCAGAACCTGATACTCACGGCAGACGGGGCAAGGGACAAAGAAACGCCGCTTATCACTTTCCTCGTAAGCGGCTTCGATCCGGCTCATGCCGGTGATCTTGGGAGTCGAGCAGATGAAGACCTTGCGCCTGGCGAACGTGCGCGTGCGCGCCATCGCGAGGTTGATCGGATCCCCTTCACCCTCGACGTCGCCAGGATAGGCATCCACTTCATCCAGGAACAGATACCGCGCCGCCATCGAGCGGAGCCCAACAGCGCTATTGGCGCCCGTCATCACGAGCACGCCACCCGGAAATTCCTTCGAGAGAACCGTGTTCCCCGAATCTCGCGAGCGCGGGCTCTGCACAACTTTGCTGATGACGTCGGATTCCTCGATCAGCGGATCGATCCGCTGCTTCGAGTTCCGCTTCGCCATCTCGACCGTGGGCTGTACGGCCATCATCGGCCCGGGAGCTTGGTGGATGATATAGCCGACCCAGTTATTCCCACATTCGCTGCCACCGATCTGCGCCCCTTTCATGAACACCACGCGCTCGATCGGCGAGGACGGCGAGAGGCAGTCCATGATCTCGCGCAGGTACGGCGTGCGCTCGGTGCGCCACGGCCCGGGCTCCGCGCTCGCCCGCTGCGAAAGAATGCGGTATTTGTCGGCCCACTCGGAGATCGTCAGCAGCGGATCCGGCCGCGCACCCGCGCGCGCTGCCGCGCTGTAAACCTCCTCAGTTGGCGTCTGCAAACTCATTCAGAGCTTTCCGAATTTCGCTCGACAGGATCTCGTAGCACTTCGCCGCATCCGTTTCGGCCGCGAGCATCGCCGCGAGCCGATCCGGGATGTTCAGCATCGCGTCGCGGTACTGCCGGAACTTGTTGAAGGCCGCAACCTGGACCTCGTCCTTCGAGACGAGCTGGCCGACCTTTTCCTCGTATTCGAGCTTGGCGAGGCGTGCCTGGTAATGCTCGCGCACGGCCCGCGCCTTCGTGTACTGGCTCGCGCCGAAGGTCTCTCCGTCTCCGTCGTCGTGCGGCTTGCGCCGGCCCGTCACCATCGGCGGGCGAGCCACGGTGTTCGCTTCCCACTCGCGGTCGGCTACGTCGGAGTCGATCTTGCCATCCGGCAGGGTCGAGATCCGGCCCTTTTTGATCGCGGTCTGTACCGAGAACAGGTCCACATCGCGATGGCGGGCGTATGCCCGCAGGCTCATAATCGCCATCGAATTATTTCGAGAATCCGCTTGCCTTTCCGAAGCACCGGAGATGGGATGAGAAGGCCGGTCTATGATCGAAGACTTGTGGATAGCTTCAACCAATCACGCGCACTCGAAGTGCAACAAAGGAGACCGGCCTTGAAAGAGAATACCACCAGCTCCGCGCGGCCCAGAAAGGCGCGCAAGACTGCATCTAATAAAGCACCCGCCAGACTCACGGTGGGCATTGATTTGGGCGACCAGAACAGCGCGTTTTGCATTCTGGATGCTGAAGGCGAGGTGCTATCCGAGGGCACGTTGCGCACCTCGGAGCACGGCTTCTCTCAGCAATTCCAGCGCATGGCCCCGTGCCGAATTGCTCTCGAGACGGGGACGCATTCGCCCTGGGTAAGCCGCCTTCTCAAGAAATGTGGCCACGACGTGGTCGTCGCCAGCGCGCGCCACGTCCGCATGATCTATGAAAGTGACCGGAAGAACGACAAAGTGGATGCCCGGACTTTAGCGCGACTCGCACGAATAGATAAAGATCTCCTCCACCCGATCCAACACCGTAGCGAAAAGGCGCAGGCCGACCTGGCCTTGCTGCGCGCACGCGATGCGTTGGTCCAGGTGCGGACCAAGTTGATGAACTGTGCGCGCGGCATGGTGAAATCCGTTGGCGGCCGGCTGCCTGGGGCTTCCGGTGAATGCTTCGCGAAGCGAGCCCGCGAACATGTTCCAGACGCGGTCCGAATTGCGTTGTTGCCGTTGCTCGATCAAATCGAGCACGTCTCACAGGAAATACGCGAGTACGACAAGCGAATCGAAAAGATGGCCCAAACGGAGTACGGTCAAACCCAGCTCATGCGTCAGATTCCCGGTGTCGGAGTAATCACGAGCATGGCGTTTACCCTAACAATCGACGATCCGAACCGCTTCCGCAGAAGCCGCGACGTTGCTGCTTACCTCGGCCTGCTACCGCGGCAGTGCGATTCGGGCGACAGCAAGCCCCAGCTATCGATCACCAAAGCTGGCGACCCGATGGTCCGGCGGCTGTTGGTTGGCTGCGCGCATTACATCCTCGGCCACTGGGGACCAGATAGCGACCTGCGACGATGGGGCCTGACGCTGATGGAGCACGGAGGTAAGAACGCAAAGAAGCGCGCCGTGGTCGCAGTCGCCAGGAAACTGGCTGTAGTAATGCACAAACTGTGGGTCACAGGCGAAGTTTACGAGCCGCTGCGAGAGGCCAACGGCGCGGAGGTCACAGCGGCATAGAATCGCGGAGGAACTAGCAACCCTTCGTGGCCGAACAGTTTTGCAAACAACCGCCGCGATCGGGCGACTGCGCATTGATCACGGGTCTACCGGAGCAATCCGGAGCTAAGGCCGGCCCAGAGTTTGCAGCGCCCAACCCAACGGATCACATCATGCACCGGGCAGCATGTGCCTGCCCAATCAGAGTGCGAATGGAAGTGAGGCGAGTGGCGGTTCTGGATGGGCCAAGCGAAGCCACGGATGCATCTCAAAATGCTGCTTGGGGGCTCTGCCCCCAAACCCCCGGAATTTTACGCATTGTCGCCAGGATTCCTGGGGAGCGGGCGCGAGCTGCGCTCGCACCCGCCGAATCCCGGCCGCTGGGCCGGCGCTCAGGTTGCGTTCCCGCAGAGCCCTATCCTCCGCCCAGGTGCCCTCAGCATACCAAGAAACCTAATCAACGAACGATTTCGCCGTGTGTCGTCCGGAAAAAATGCAAAGAAAATCCGCCACGGCGTCTTGACTTGACTTTGCCTTCTCATGGAAGTGATCAATCGTCATGCGCGGACGACAAGCCGCCGGAAAGGAAAACGAACCAGACCATGACGACCAACGAGATCAGCACCACGGAGACGGCGGAAATCACCGCCGTTGCGGAACAGGGCGCGCAAGCCGCGCCGGAGACGAGCAGCACGACGAAGAAGGCCAGCCCGAAGAAGGGCGCGCCCAAGGCCAAGAAAACGGCCAAGGGTGCCGCGAAGAAAGCCGCGAAGCCCGCGGCCAAGAAGGACGCGAAGCCCGCCGCGAAAAAGGCACCCAAGCCCGCCGGCAAGAAGTCGCCCAAATCCGCCGACAACTCCATACCGCGCGAGTTCTCGAAGAAGGCGATCGTGCTCGACCTCCTGCACCGCAAGGAAGGCGCCACCCTGGCTGAGATCGCCAAGGCGACGAACTGGCAACTCCACAGCATCCGAGGCTTCATCAGCGGCCAACTCACGAAGAAGATGGGCCTCACGGTCGAGAGCAGCAAGAACGCGGCCGGCGAGCGCCAGTACCGCATCTCGAACTAGCCTCCCGCACGCCTCCGCCAGCCGCCCGGAAACGGGCGGCTTTTCTTATGCAGCGAGCCGTTCCTGTACGTCCTGAGCTTTCGCGGGCGGCAGCGGCGGCAAGCTTTTCGTCACCGCCTTGTTCGTGAGGTGCCCCAGAACGCCGATCACCACGCCCGTCGTGATCGTATCCACGCTCCCCTGTGCCGCGTACAGCGCGCCGGCCACCACGCCCAGCAGCGTGGTCTTGCCGTCCGCGTTCTCCTTGGTCGCCAGCACGCCGATCATCGCGACCAGCACGCAGGAGATCGCGTGCGCCACCTGGATCGGATCCCCGGCCAGGAGTTGCTCCGCGTTCAGCCCTTTGGTCGCCAGGACCGCGGCCGCGATCATGCCGGTAATCGTCGTCCGCGTGTCCTTGCTCGTTGCGAGCGACCGCAGGACGGACATCAGCGCGCCCGCCGCGAATTTCCTCTTCAGACCGTCGAGCATATTCAGTTCCCCCCGAGCTTGTAAGTGACCGCGAAGAACAGCGCCGGCTGCGCGTCCACGATGGTCGATTTCAGTTCGCGCGCGCCGGCCAACATGCCCAGGCTCTTGACCCACTTCGATAGATCGAACATCGCGAAGCCGCCGCCCGAGACCACCGTGCCCACGTTGTCGGCGCCCATCGCCACACCCGCGGTCCCGAGGGCGTAGACCGAGAGCAATCCCTGCTTCAGCACCAGATGCGCCGCACCAGGCTCCACGGTCGTGGGCTTCCCGTTCGTGAACGTCGCCAAGGTGTAGGCGAGCGTTTTCCCGTCATCCGTGAGCGGGTGCAGGTACGCCGCGCCGCCGATCATCTGCGGGCTCGCGGTGGAGTTGAAGCCCGCGCCCAGCGCGACATAGGACGGCGGGGCCGGCACAGTCTGGCCGAACGCAAGCGACGCGGCCATGCACACCACGAACATCAATTTGAAAAGCGTTCTCATTGGGGATTCGTTTCTCCTGCTACAGGCTCGCGGAGTGAGCTACCTCGTCGAAGTTGCGGCCGGATTCCACGTGCCGCGCTTCCTCACCGGTGAACTTCTGCCAGCGCCGCACGATCAAATCGCAGTACTTCGGGTCGAGCTCGATTACGCGCGCCTGGCGGCCCGTCTTCTCGCACGCGATCACCGTAGTGCCGCTCCCAGCGAACGGATCGAGGATGGTGTCCCGTGTCTTGCTGCTATTCCTGATCGCGCGCTCGACAAGCTCGACCGGCTTCATCGTCGGGTGTTCGAGGTTCGCCATGGGTCGCTTGATGAACCACACGTCGCCCTGGTCCCGATCGCCGCACCAGAAGTGGTCCGTGGCTTTCGGCCAGCCGTACAGGATCGGCTCGTACTGGCGCTGGTAATCGGACCGGCCAAGGGTGAAGTGGTGCTTCGCCCAGATCACGAAGGTGGACCAGTGGCCGCCGGCGTCCGTGAACGCCTGGTAGAGCGTGTGCAATTCCGACGACGACATGCAGACGTAGATCGCGCCCTTGGTCACCCCGATCATGTTGGTGCAGGCGTCGCGCAGGAACTCGTAGAACTTGCCGCCGAGCGCGTCCTGCTGGATCTTCAGCTTCTTGGCGGTCTTGCCCACGTAATCGACGTTATAAGGTGGATCGCAAAAGATCATGTCGGCCAAGCCGCCGGCCAGCACCTTCTCCACATCCGTGAGGACGGTCGCATCGCCGCACAGCACACGATGCTCGCCGAGCAGCCACAGATCACCCGGCTTCGTTACTGGCTCGGTCGGCTCCTCGGGGACCGCATCCTCGTCCGTAAGCCCGTCGCGCCTCCGTTCCGGGTCCTGGAGCAGTTCTTCGAGCTCGTCCTGGCTGAAGCCGACCACGTCGAGATCGAACTCGGCTTCCTTCAGCGCCTCCAGTTCGACTCGCAGCATCTCCTCGTCCCAGCCCGCGCTGAGGGCCAGCCGATTGTCAGCCAGCACCAGCGCGCGGCGCTGGGTTTCGTTCAAGTGGTCGAGGACGATAACCGGGACCTCAGCCAGGCCCAGCTTCCGCGCCGCGGCGAGCCGTGCATGGCCAGCGACGATGATCCGGTCCGCGCCGACAAGGATTGGATTGACGAAGCCGAATTCCGCGATGCTCGCGGCCACCTGCGCAATCTGCTCATCGCTGTGCGTCCTGGCGTTCCTGCTGTACGGCAGAAGCCGCTCTACCGGCCACTTCTCGACCTGGATGTCGATCCTCAAGACGCTTTCCTTTTGCGCGGGCCGTAGTGCGGATTCGGGCCGTGGTGCTTGATGGCGCGCGAGTCCTGCGCCTTCGGGTTCAGCGCCAGATCGAGCGGCACGCCACGCGCTTCCGCGACCGCCTGAAAGGGCTGCCCCGTTTCCGCAAGCACCGGCACATCGCTGGTCAGATCCATCATTCGCCGCAGAATCACGTCGCAATAGCCGGGCGAGATTTCACAACCATAAGCGGCACGACCGAGCACAGCCGCAGCCGCCATCGTGGTGCCGGACCCCATGAACGGGTCGTAGGTCACGTCCCCGGGGTCGGAGAACGCCAGCAGGAAGAACTCGACCAGCGCGCGCGGGAACGGGGCCGAGTGCGATCCCTGCGAAGACTCGCTCTTTACCTCGATCACGTTCGAAGGCCGAGCAACGCCCTTGTACCTGCCGTCGGCGTCCGCGGCACCGGCCTTGCCGGCCGCATCGCCGCGCGCGCCCGTACCGAGCAGCCCGCTTCCGGATTTCGACTTCGGGTTGTTCGGCGAATAGTCGAAGCAGTCCTCCGACTCGTGGCCGACGCGCTTGGGCCGGAACTTGATTTGCTGCTGGCGGCAGAAATGGAACACAGGTTCCCATGCGTTTTTGAAGCGGTTGTTCCAACCGCCAGGCACGCCGTTGTCAGTCTTCCGCCAGCAGAATTCGTCTACGAACCGCCATCCCCATTGGCGGCGATGGGCGATGACGAGATCCTTCACGTAGAGGCTGCGCTCGCCGTCGTCGGCGTGCTCTTTAACGTTCAGGAAGTACGAACCGTCCGGAGCCAGCACGGACTCGATTCCGGCCGCCACCGCCCCGTACCAGCCGACGTACTCCTCCGGCGGGACCGGCTTGAAG